GTTCCGTGGCCGCAAAAGGAAAATGTATCTTCATTCAGCCGAAAGGTTGTTGGTTGAAACAATCACTACCAGGGATTGGAGTGTAACAAAGGGGTTCATTAAATACGAAGCGTTAATTAAAAAGGACCCTGTGTTCAGGTTAATTTTAGCGTTGGGGATTGACTATAACACGATGCTCGGCAGGTTTATTAAACATGCTGAGCATACAATATACCAATCAATCACTGACAGTTTTTCTGTTTGTAAATACCCTATTATATTTAAAGGAATGAACGCGTTGGAACAGGGTAGGTGTATTGCCCAAAAGTGGGCAAGGTTTGAAAAACCACTGGCGTACAGTATTGATGCGAAGCGATTTGACCAGCACGTGTCATACTGGATGTTAAGAGAGGAATTTCGAGTCTACTTGCAATTGGTTGAAGGCTCTGACAAAGACCAGTTGGCTTGGCTGTTGTCTAAACAGCTACGCAACAACATCAAACTACGAGCTCATGACGGCACCATTAAAACGCAGGTATTAGGACAACGTATGACCGGAACGATGAACACTGGCTTGGGGAACTGCATTTTGGCAGTCGCACTTGCTCAGGGTTTCTGTTTGAATACCGGGGTACCCAAACACGAATTAATCGTCAATGGGGATGACGTTGTCATAATAGTTGAAAGTCCTGGTTTTACAGTTGATTCACTGAAAAACTGGTATCGTGGTTATGGTTTCGACATGAAGGTTGATGCTGTGGTTTCCAAAATTGAACATGTTCAATTTTGTCAAACACAACCAGTTTTTGTCGGCCCGTCAATTGGTGATTACCTAATGGTAAGAAATCCAAAAAGAGCCTTCGTAACAGACTCAATTTGCAAGTTCGAAAAGACTTCCAGGGGTTTTCAAAGTTGGAGTGAGGCAGTGGGCACTGCCGGTTTGTCACTATATGGTTCAATGCCATTGTTTAGGGAGTTTTATAAATTTTTCCAACGCAATGGTCTTAGAGGCAAGATGTCCCATCCCACTACGTCTTGGTGGGTTAGGCATCTTGCCACAGGGCTGGATTATTCGAGTTCCAACATTTCGGATAAGACCAGACTTTCTTTCCATGAGGCGTTTGGAGTTCCACCTCATGTCCAGTTTTTACTCGAAGAACACCTGTCACAGTTGAGGCTAGAGAGTGGTTGCAGCACCTCAAACTTCATGGATATTATATTGGGTTGCTAATGGTAATGGCCCAAAACGGATATCGTGCTAAACAAAATGCCAAGAGACTGCACGGCGCCCCCTGATACAGGTTCATTAGTGATGTACAGTCCCGGGCGGTCATCCGGTATCCAATACTATGACTAAAAATAAGAAGTTGGTGGTTTATCAATCACCAGCACGAAAAACAAC